ATTTTCTAATGGTTTCCTACCGTCATCTGGGCAAGTTTTATCAAGAATTTTAGCTTCCGAAATATTACAAGCAAACATTGTAAGTGACCCAATTATAAAAATTAAGATATATACTGCTAAACTTATGCTAATATTTATTAAAAAAAATTTAATTTTTATTAATACATCCGCACTACTATTTTTTTTATCATCTATTAAACTCATTATAATAAAAGTATATAAAAATTATCCAATTAATGCTTGTCATTTATTGTTAATATTAATAATTTAATTAAATTATAAATTATTATACTAAACTAATATATAAATATGAATTCAAAATATATTTACATTTTGGCAAGTATTATTGTTTTTTTTGGATTAATGCGTTGGACACATTATTTAATAAATAGCGGAATTATCCAAGAATGTTTTTCAGCAACGACACATAATGTTAATATGCCTTTAACAACTACTATAAGTTGTAGTAATATGTGTATTAATGCGAGATGCTCCATAACAGGCCAACAATGTTTATCTGATATTGACTGCCCAGGTTGTCAAGAAATTAAATTAAAACAACAGCATTTATATTCAAGCCCCGTGGAAAGTAATAATAGTGCGGGTAAATTAACCACCGCAATATCGCCCAATTATTCTACTTTAACCACTGACATTGGGACCAACTCAAGAGTGTATAATTCAAATGCTACCCAACCTCCACAAGCTAATTTCGGAGAAAATATTTGGATTTATAATTATAATACAGAAAATGAACTATTTAACAAAAGATATAAACCATCTGGGTTATATTTTATGCCTAAATACCCCCGCAAATATTCAATCACCGGAACATTTATAGATGACGGGCCGCTTTCTTCCAATTCGTAATTTTATGTCGCATACATCAACCCGGCGTTTCCACCAATAAAGGTTACTATATTTATTCGTTCTTCAAATAATACAAAATTGTAATTGTATTTATATATTCGCCAAGTCGGTTTATTTATACCAATCAATGTCCCCGTTGTTGGGTCGCATATTTGGAATGTTTGCGCGTTTTCATCCAATGGCGGAACAATCGTGTTAATTTCAAATTCAATTAAATTAAACCGGCTTGAATTTAATGCCCCCGAGGGCTGTATTTCAAATGGAGAAGTATTTATACAAAAATTATAACAATATAAACCATCCGGCGCATTTGAATTTGTTCTTATATATTTCTCAATTAAATTATATACTCCGACAGGTTGATTATTTTCTCTATATTGGCCGTCGAGCAGTATTCCCATTTCGACTAATATATTTTTATTGTTTTCGATTGAATATTTAGTCGTAATTTTTAAATTCGTATCCGAACCATCTCCATTTTTTCCAGGTCCAACATTTCCATTAAGTGGGATATCAACCCCTCCGGTATCTGGCGCGTCTATAATATTGACGGGCGGATAATTATATTCCCAATTCGTATAATTTGACCATTCATTTCTTAGATTTACATCACTTCTTTGCATATAAAACAACCAATTCTTAAGTAACCCAACAGAGTCGAGTTGTATTTTATTTGAACCCGTCACATTATAAAATTGAGACTCATGAACCTGTGTAATTAAATATTTTTGTTCATTTGCCGAAAATAATCTTGACTCATCATTTGATAAAAAACAATACGTACAATTTAAATGAATATCCGTATTCCATAGCGTTCTCTTATCTTGATAAGTTGAAATATCTAAACTTACGCTCGGCGGGACTTGTAAAAATTTATAAAACTGATAATATGGCGAATTAAAATTAGGGGCGATATATGGATAACCATTACCAATATTTTGAACATCCCGTATTTTAAACAATTCATTTAATGGCCGAATGGTAATTGTTATCACTAATTCATTATATTGTAATGAAACTAATGGGAACGCCATTTGAGATTTTAAATTAAACCAAGAATTTAAGGGGACATATAATGTTGTCCCGCGAATTGACGGCTCACTTGTATCTTTATTATAAAACGCATTTGGATAATAACCATTATTATTTCCGAAATTAGCGGGGTCTATATATTCATTCACATTTCCTATCATTTTATTAAATAATCCCTTTTTTTCTCCTGTAAAATCTCTTTGGACCATTGCCAACAAATATGCTCCCGAATATTCCTGTAATAATTGATTGCCACAAGTAATTGATATTTTTTGTATCATTTGCGCGCCAATATTTTCTATCCATTTAAATTCGTATGGAGACCAGTCTATATTAATAGGGGTGTCGTTTTGATATTGTGGAGGTAAAATGGGACTCCAAATATTTGGAAGATTAAAAGATAAATAACAATCCATCAATAAATCCGCATATCTCGGAATCTTAAAATTAAAAGTCGACTCTTCATTTAATCTGATTGTTTTTGCTCCTTCAAAATCGACTCTGAATTTCTGCATTCCAAAATTAGTATATTTTAAATATGTAGTTTTAAAAAATGTTTTGCTTGGGTTCCCATTTAATACAATGTTTTGTTGTCCTTCGCTTACTAAATTCAATAAACCTCCAGGCATAATATTATATTACAAAGATTATATTATTTAAACTTTATATTTGTAATATAATATTATATTATAAATGGAACAAAATAATTTCATTAACAAAATATTAACTACTTTTAAGGAAAATGTAATTATTAGAATCATTTACATAGTCGTAGCTTTAATTATAATTGTAGCCATTTTATATTATATTTATATCGTTCATTTGGAAAATAGGGAATGTTCTATCATGACAAAACTATATGGAACGCTTAATGGAAAAATAACATCTATTAATGACACAAACCCGGACTTTAAGAACTCTTTATTGGATTATTATATTAAAACCGCATATAATTGTTGCAGCGGGGGAAGTTATAAAAATGATTATGTAAATATTTGTAATCTTAAGAATGTATTAAAACAAGGGTGTAGGGGGTTAGATTTTGAAATTTTTTCAATTGATAATGAACCCGTTGTCGCGACCACTACAAATAAAGATATGTCAATCAAAGAAACATTCAACTCTGTAAAGTTTTCAGAAGTATTCTACATTTTAAAACATTATGCCTTTTCACAGGGGTTTTCTCCAAATTATAAAGACCCCATAATAGTGCATTTACGAATTAGAAGCAACAACCAAAAAATGTTTGATAAATTAATACATATTTTTGAAATGTACACTGACTTATTACTTGGAAGCCAATACAGTTATGAGAACCACGGAACCAATTTTGGAAATGTTAAATTATTAGATTTAATGGGGAAAATTGTTATCATTGTTGATAAAGTGAATACATCCTTTATGGAAAATCAAAAATTTTTAGAATATATTAATCTTACAAGCAATTCTATGTTTATGCGGTCATTACATTATTATGACATTAAATACTCCCCTGATATAGTAGAACTTCAAGAATATAATAAACGAAACATGACGATTGCCATTCCCGACAATGAAATTAACCCTGAAAATCCAAGTAGCATTGTAGTAAGGGAATCGGGGGCTCAAATGATTGCGATGAGGTATCAATACACAGACAACTATTTAGATGAAATGAATGACTTTTTTAATAATAAAGGAAGTGCTTTTGTATTGAAACCAGAAAGATTGCGAGATATGGTTAAATATTTACCCGAACCGAAAAAACAAGACCCCTCGCTTTCTTATAAATCAAGAGATATATCATCAGATTATTATAATTTGAAAGTATAATTATTTTATTATTTTAATGTATGAGTAATAAAAAAAAAATTTCAATTGAAGAAATGGAAAAAGTTATTCTTAATACACATTTAAATTCATTGGAAATAGAGTCGCAACGAAATATGGTTGACTCGCAAGAAATTAACAATATATTAGAAATAGTAAAAAATTTCATTAAAAAAAAACACTTGGTTTGTTATGGGGGCTTCGCAATCAATGAGTTATTGCCCGAAAATGACAAAATCTACAATAAAGAAATAGATTTACCAGATTATGATTTCTTTTCGCCAAATGCGTTATCTAACGCAAAGGAATTGTCCGACATTTTTTTTAAAAAGGGATATGATAACGTAGAGGCAAAAACAACAGTCCATCACGGAACTTTTAAAGTATTTGTAAATTATATACCTATTGCGGATATTACCAATGTCGAAAAACCCTTATTTAAAATAATTCAAAAAAAAGCGGTCCGTGTTCGTGGATTGTTAGTTGCCGACCCAGTATTTTTAAAAATGGCAATGTATTTAGAGTTATCTAGACCAGAAGGACAAATTGATAGGTGGCCAAAAGTATTAGCACGCTTAAATTTAATTAATAAATATCACCCTTTCCCAAAAAATGTATGCGGAAAAATCACATATAATGAAAATAAGAAAACCCAAAACCATATTTACGAAACATTAAAAACCGCATTTATTGATAAAGATGTGGTTTTTTTAGGACAATACGCAAATAGTCATTATTCAAAATACATAAAGGATAAAAAGGACAAAAAGGTGTTTGAAAAAATCGCAGATTATGATGTTTTAGCCGATAACCCAAAGGATGTTGCGAATTATGCGATGAACAAATTAAAACATTATGGTAATATTAAAATTAAAAAACGAGAAAAACGCGGTGACATAATACCCGAAGGGTATGAAATAATTTTAGATGACGATATATTAGCCATAATTTACACCCCATTAAATTGTTATAACTATAATGTAATCAATGAAAATAATAGAAATGTAAATATCGCCACAATTGACACCATATTAAGTTATTATTTGGCGTTTACTTATGGAAATAATAAAATACATGATACGAACCGTCTATTATGTATGGCAAAACACTTATTTGAGATTCAGGAAGAACACAAATTAAGCGATAAAGGGTTATTTCAACGATTTAGTAAACCATGTATCGGAAAGCCCGAATCTCTTAATGATTTACGCGATATAAAGGCCAAGAAATACGAACAATTTATTAAAGACGGAACAAATACCAAAAGGAACCCTGAGTATGAAGAATGGTTCTTAAATTATAAACCAACTGGAGACTCAAGCAAAGGCGTAATCAATAAAACAAAACGGGCGTTATATATATTTAATAATAAATTAAATTCTACTATACGATTACCCTCAACTAAACGAGCAAAACGAGGACGAAAGGAGATACCCCCGGTTTATAGTAAAACCAAAAAATCAAAAAAATATTGGAATTTATAAATATTGCGAGTCATAATTTTATCACGTATAAAAAGAAACCATATTCATTACTTTCATTAAGATATATATTATAATAGCAAATAAGAGACTAGTTATTAAATAACCATTTATATTATAATTTCCATCTTTGGTAAATAAAAAGGGAATTAAATAAAATAGTTTCTTTCTAAAAATAGGAAGCTGAAATAAAAAATAAACAATAG